TTAACGTGCTGTTCAGCGTGAGCGGAGTGTTGAACCACCCGTATGCAGTCGGGCTTTTGACGAACGTTCGCTGATCGGTGATCGCGAGAACATTCGCGCTGTTCACCGAAACATTGGCGAGCAGGATTTCCCACGTCGTACCATCGGATTGCGTGAGCGCTGTCGGAGACGCCGATCCGTCCGAGCCTTTCAGAATCGCAAGACGAACAGTCTGCGCTGAATAGCTGCCGCGCAGAATGACGCGATCCACTCGGCTGCTCGGCGTTGAGTCAAGCGTAAAAAGCACGGCGGCGTCGGTTTTGTAATATTTTCCGTTGACAATCGCTGCGCCAGATGCGACGCTAACCTGTCGAGTCACGCCAGTCGTTGATACCGCAAGACTGTTGTCAACGCCGAATAGCACACCCTCAGATGAGGCGTCTGTAATCGCGATATCCTCTAGGTACTGGGAAAAATTTGCGGCTGTGTATCCGCCACTAGTGCCGTCCCCAGTCCCGTTCGTTGTCCAGAAATACGATACTTCCGCCATCTCGCTACACTCCTACCAGACGCTCGTTGTAGATCATCTCAACGCGCGTCGTGCTATCGGCATTGCTGCCACTCAGGTTCACGGTATTTTCACCTGGCTGAAGGCTGAACGTCGCCAAGTCCGAGCTCGTCGTGAGTTTGCTCACCCAGTTCGTTGCTACTCCACCTGACACGAGATTCACGGTCTTCGTGCCATATGCGAGATCAATGACGACGTATTCTCCGACGCCGACGTTGTTGCCGGTGAAGTTCAGCGTATCGCCCGTCGTCTGATTCGTGACGATCGGGCTGTTGATGCGCCCGTAAATGTAGATCGTGGGGAACGTCTCCCATGCATTCGCGTTGCTTAGATCGACGCTCTGATTGGCGTCGATGACGCTGCCGCCGAACGTGAACGGCACTGGGAGCGGAAACGTGAATCCGCTGCCACCACCATCGTTAGCCCATGTGACAGTTGTCGAATCCGTCATGTACCACGTCGGATCAGCTGCGCGGAGCTCGAACACAGCGCGATGATGACCGAGTTTCCAGTCCGTGCTCGGCAGCGTCATCCCGCCTGCGTAGTGACAATCAATCTGCTTGCTCACGCCGTCGTACGTCCAGCGCAGAATCAAACCACCATTGCCGGGACGCAGCAGGCCGAGCAGCGCAGCGCGCTTATCGATGATGCCCTGCTCGCTGCCAGCATACGCGATGACGGCAAGCCGCATGATGCGCGGATCGAGACGAAATCCAACGTCGGTATCGCCGTTTTGCAACGGACCGCGCTGTGTGAGGCGCCGAACATCTGGCATGCCGAATCCGTCGAATTCCACGAGCCCGTAGTTCACCAGGTCGGTGATATCAACGAACTGTGCGCCGCGGATGATTTCGAACCTGTGCCCGTTCTGCATTACGCGCCTCCATACAGCATCTGCAACGTGCGTACGTCTTCACGCAGCGAGCGCTCATCTTGGTATCCGTATTGTGCTGTGATGTTGAACGTAGTCGAGCGGCTTGACGTGGCACCAGCAGATCCGCGCGATCCAGTCGCTGCGAAGTTCGGGATAATCGGATACCCAAGGAAAGGCGCAACAGCGTTGTAGGCGTTGATCGCAGACTGAAGCGACGAGCGGATGTTCGCCACCATCTGGTTGAACGCCAGCGTGATGTTGTCGCGCATCTCCTGGAAATATGCAGATGTGCGGTTGCGGATCGTGCCCACCCACCAATCGACATCATTCGTAATCGTCGTCCACGTCCTGACGATTGAATCTCGAATCCCGTTCATGATGCTATCGACGCTGGTTCCCGATTTCGCCAGGTATTCGTCGATGATGCGCTTGATATCTGCAACCGCCTCGGAGACTACGCTGTAAATGCGATTCCAGATATTTTTGAACATTATTTTCAGCTGCTCAAGCGCCCCCTCAACATCGCCATTCAAGAGCATCATTACAGAGTTGACAACGCCCTTTATCAAGTCGAGCGCTGTGCCGACGACGATCCTGATTGACGCCCACACCACCTCGAAGATCACCTTGATCGCCATCATTGCCTGATCGATGGTTGCCTGGATTTTCGGCATGTTGATATCGATTACGCGCATAATCACATTTACGACGCCAGTGACAATGTCGCTGATTGTGGTCCATGTGCTACGCACGAAGTCCATTATTTCGGTTCCGTTGTCTTCCCAGATGCTCCACACAGCAGCGAGAACGGTATCGATGATGCGCTTGATGCCATTCATCACCCAGTTGATCGTTCCGCTCATCTCATCAAAATTGTATTGAGTCCTACCAACAAGCATCTCGAACAAATCAACTACGAAATCAATTGTCGGCTTCAGGATGTAGTTGTAGCCGAACTTCAGCGCGTTGAACACATCGGTGACGACCGCTTCAATCACAGGCCAATTGCGTTCCACCCAGTCAATCGTCTTGCCGAGCGCGTCGGCGATACCATCCGCAAAATTCGTGATTGCCTGCTGCGTTTCAGGACGATTGAGGAATTCCAGCACTAGGCCGAGCTTCTCGCGCAGCACCTCGAAAATCGGCTCGCCGATGAGTCGCAGCGTTTGTCCCTTCCAGTCTTCGAGGTTTGATACCATGCCCTCGAACGTCTGCGACTGCGCATCCATCATGCCGCCGAATTTCTTCTGCGCGACATTGAGTAGCACGGTGAACGCTTCCTGCGTCGGCGTCGTGAGCTCGCCAGATTTCGAGAACTCCAGCCCCATCCTGCCGAGTTCTTCGCGCGTGGTGATGCCGAGTTCTTGGAAGCGCGAGATCGCCTCGCCCGTGGCGCCAGACGCGAACATGCCAAGATACCTGGTCATGTCCTCGAAGCTCTGGCCGGTTCCCGCAGCGAGATCGCCTGCGATCGTGCGGATCTGCGTTCCGCTGAAGCCGAATTTCTTCTGCGCATCCTCGGCATGCAGGCCGAACGATTGCAGGATTTTGTCAGCGCGAATTACTTCAGGAAGCTCGAACGGAGTTTTCGCGCCGAATTCCGCGAGCTCAGCCAGGCGCTTCTTCGCGTTGTCGGCTCCACCGAGTAGCACGCCGAATTGCACGGTGTAGCGCTCGAACTCGGCATTGCCGTTAATCATCGCTGACGCGACGTCACCGACGGCGTTGCCGACCGCTGACAGCGCTTTCAGCGCAAGATCGGCTGCGACATTGCCGACTGCGATGAGCTTCGCGCTAAATCCACTTGATGCAGTGCTCGCCGTATTTGCCTTTTGCGCGAATTGCCCGATCTCGTTTCCAGCCTGGTCAACCTCGCGCTCCGCTTTATCCGCAGAACGGGACAGGCCATCGGTTTCCCTGACGACGCGATCGAGCACGGCAGACATTTCGTCGCGCGCTCGCAGCACTAGGTCGATCGGCACTTCGTTAATGGCCATTCTGCTCCCTCCGCTTCACTTCCGCCTCAGCTCCGAGGATCGTCAGGTGTCGTGCCACCGTCATCGCATCCGGGAGCGGCCATGTGTGATACACGTCACGCGCAAGCCACAGCTCAATCATCTCGGGCGGCATGTCGTCGCCGATCCACAGATGCGCTTTCACCCGTTCGCTCAGAGATCGGCCTGCCCTTTTGGGTTGATCGCTGCCTCGAACGCGTTCTTGAAATCCTCGATGACCTCACGCAGCTTTGTAGATGGAATGGACTTCAGCTGCCCATTCGATGCGCGATTAAGCATGTCAAAAAGCTGTTTGCCGCTGACTTCTCCTGTTGCCATGAGAAGCGCGTCTTCGATCGTCAAAGCATCAAAATTCCATTCCACCATACGTCACCGTTAGACAGTCGTTTTCGTCACGAACGGAGTTTCGATCGAAACCTCTGGCATGATCGCGGCTGCGCCATCTTCACCCACAGGCCAGACGGGATTTTTGACGTATCCCGCGTCGCTGGTGTAGAGATACTGCCCAGTCGTGCCGCCACGCGGCGACCAGCGCACATACAGCGCGGTGCGACCGTTGTAAGCGGAGTCAGCGAGTCCCCACGCGCCAGCCGTCGTCTCAGCGTACATCGTGCGGATCGTGATCGTGCCGAGAGCGTAGCCACCGACGGTCTGCACTTTCTTCGATTCGCCGAAGACAGGAGTCCCTTCGGTTTCCAGCTCGAATCCCGCCATCGTGACGCTGTTCGATTCGTCGCTGATGTCCGTCCAGGCGGAATTGTCTGCGCTGAATTCCACCTTGCAATTTTTCATCGTGTAAGCCATTACACATCCTCCATCACCGATACGCTTGCGCGCACGGTGAGAAACGCCTGACCATCCCATTCGAGAAGGCTCTGGCTAATCGTATTTACCTGCGAGAACACGCACGCGCCGCCCAGATCAACGTCGTCATCAATGGCATCCAACAACGTCTGCGCTGTCGCACGTCCTGCGAGATCCTCGTCTTTCATCAGCCCGGTTGCACCGATGATTACCACAACGTCGTAGGAATGAGTTCTGCGCATGGCATTTCGCACGCTCTTCCCGCCGACGACGCTGCTAAATACCTGCGATGCTGGCTCCGTCTGCTGCCACATCGTAATCACAGCGGGAAGCCGCTGTGGTGGAGCCGTTGGCATCGCAGTGTATTTGCTCTTCGCGCTGATCCCAGCAGCGACAACGTTCGTGAGCGCGTCGTAACAGCTCGTGATGCTCATGACACGATCCTCCGCACATAGCGCTCCAGCGTCTGCCTGATGTCGGCGGGATACGCGTCCGTCTGCTGCGTCACTTGTTCGCCCGCTACGTTCACGGCGGCGGTTTCGTTGCGCTTCGCCCAATACCAATATGCGAGCCGCATCGCAGCGCGAACGATATCCAGCGGAGCCCCCTGCATGAATCCCCAGCGTCCGCTGACGCTAACGCGTCCGTCAGTGGAGAACGTCCACTGTGCCGTGCTCTTCAGCTTGATTGCGGAGAACGATCCGTCGAAAGCATTTTGTCCGCTCACGCTCACGTTCATCGGCAACAGCCAATAGTCGCTCGCAGAAATCACCGTGCCATCGCCATTCGTCAGCGTGATAACGCTCACCAGGTCGGAGTCGAGATACAGCGTGTCACCGTCGATGTCGGCATCGGTGTAGTAGTGGGTGTGATTATTCGCGCCCTGCCCGAAGCTGCGACCGGTGTACATGTCTACCTCGGCGTCGGCCTGGTCGAGAAATTTCTGGAGCAGCGTATCCTCGGCAGCAGTGAATGCAGTCTGCACGCCGCCCGTCATCTCGGTGATGTAGCCCTTGAATTCTGCGAGCGTCGCGTAGCTCATGCTGGCGTCTCCTTCTTCGATACGAAGTGCATGCCGAGCGCTTTGTATTTCGCGCCGAATTCATCGGGATGTTCCATTCCCCATTGCACCTCGCGAATCCATTCCTCAGGTCCGATCAGGAACTGCCCGATGTGCGGCGACACGATCGACGTATCGCACCAGTGCGGGATCCCGGCTTTGCGGCATTCGAGTCCGAAGTTCCAGTCCTCTGAACGCTGAATATCCTCGTTCTCGTTGTAGCAGAAACGAAAATACGGCCAGCGGAATCCGTTCGCGTCGAGTTTCGCAAACGCGCTTCGTCGAATCGCGATCGCGCCGGTTCCCACGATGTCGCACTTCACAAGCGACGCTCCGTCGAACATCGTCGGCACGTCAACGACCTTGTTCTCGGCGTCCAGCTGATAGAAGCACGGATCATGCGGGAGCGAGCGTCGAAACATCAGCGCGCCAACAACTTCGTGCTCGGCGTCGCACTTGCTCGCCAGATGCGCGACGATGTTCGCGGGATGCGTGTGATCGTTGTCGAGCATCACCAGCACGTCATCCTCGCTCTGCGAATGCGACAGGAACAGCTTAGCCGCGCTGTTGCGAGCGTCGTCGATTCGCTTATAGGCCATGTTGATTCGTAGCGCTTTGTTGTAATGCGCGTGAATCGCCACGTCGAGAAGCGACGCCACTGCGTCGGCTTGCACACTGCGCTCCATCGGGATCGTGTAGTAAATCCTCATGCGATCACCGCCGGGAAATCATCAGGCCATCCGTGCTGCTGGCGATTGTTCATGATGAGCTGGTCGTAGTAGTGCGACGGCTTCGCCTTCTGATACGTCGCGTCATCGGCTGCGCCGAAGATGCGGTGACGATGCTCCACCTTCGCATGCTCAGCCCATGCGTACGTTCTCGCGCGCTTCGCACGTTCGTTCGTTTCGACGTCGAGTCCCCACGAACGGTAGTGTGGACAAGCCATCACTCCGCCATTGTGGCGAACGATGAATTCGCGCGTCATCCAATACTGCGCTCCGAGAGACATGCCGTGAATGTGCAGGTCGTTTGTGGCGACGCACGTCGCACCGGTTTCCCGATGAACGCGCAGTACTTCGTTCAGCCAATCCTGTTCTGGCCAGAGATCATCCTGGCCGAGGTAGTAGGCATCGTAGCCGGGATACGCTCGCAGCCCGCGATTCCATCCGCGAGCAGACGGAGTGTCTTCGGGAAGCTGAACGAACTTCACGCGGGGATCCACAAGCGCTGCTTCGTACAGCGATCGCGGCTCCTCCGAACACAGAATCACATCAGCCGATGAAGTGCGCAGGAATTCGGCTACGCACTTCACGGCCTGCTCATGCCTGCCAAGCGTGGGGATGATTACGGCAGTATTCATGTCAGGTTTTCACTACGCGCACTTCAGATACTTGATCGCAGCCGAAAGCATGACGTGCGAGTCAAAGCGCTTGTACCACTGGAAGCCGACCTGACCGATGTCAGCGTAGCGCTCCACCAGGCGGCGGAACGTCAGACCACCGAAGTCAGAGATCCAGAAGTACGACAGGTTACCGAACGCGGCGACCTTGTTGCCGGTGGCGATCGTAGAGATCGTGCTCAGCGTGTAGACCGGGCGACCGAGGATCGTGTCCGGGTTTCCAGCGCTCAGCGCAGGCTGCCACAGATACGCACCGGTGCTGCCGTTCTCGCGGAACTTGCGAACAACTTTCAAGGTGCTGTCATTCATCAGCCACACAGCGCGATCGCGGTATTCCGTGGCCAGCGAGTGATACGTGTCGATGATTTCGTCAGCGGTGATCGCGTTCGTTGCGGCAGCGGTGACGCCGACAGTGCCACCGATCATCACGCCCTGCGGCTGCGACGAGCCGCTGCCCGTGGCAAACGCGGTGTTCTCCGCCTTGATGAAGCGGTTGACAGCATCAGGCGCGAGAATCTGATTCAGCACATCGATGCGGGAGTCGGCGAGCAGTTCGTCCGTCGCGTTGCTCGAAGCCGTATATTTGTACGGGCTGAAGGTGATCTCGGTCACCGACGGCTCGATCTGCGAGAAGGACGTGGACTCAGCGGTCAGGATCGCCGCGGTCGTGCTGTTCGTCAGGCCGGGGACCTTGAACGCGTTCGTGCCGTTCACCGAAATCACACGCGCTCCAGCGCGGCGAAGGATGGAACCTTCGTTGATCGCCGTGATGACTTCGTTGCTGTACGTGGTCGGGACGAGATAACCGCCTTCACCAGCGGTCGTCTCATTCATCGCGGCCTTGTAAGCAGACAGCGCACCGTAATCGCCAGTGCGCAGATAACGCTCGAAAGCCTTCGCGGCTTCCTCAGCTTTGGCGGCAGTGCTGTCAGCTTCGACGCCCTTGTTGATGTTGAAGGCGGGACGCTGTGCAGCGGCGAGCGCTTCGTTCAGCTTCGCGTAATCGGCTTTCGCAGCGGCGATTTCGCCGCGCAGCGCTTCGAGGTCGTTGTTCACCTCGGGCTTAATTTCCTCAGACATGGTTTCACCCTTTGCGGCAGGCTTCGGCGTCACATCGATGATGTAAGCATTCGCCGAATTCTGCGATTCGTTTTTCTCTTCCGACGGAAGGTCGGACTCGTCGATCTGCGACAGCATTTCGTCCAGCGTTGCCTTCATTGCCAGGATACGTTCGCGGTTTTTCGCGCTGAACGTCTTCCCAGCTTTGGCGGCATCATCTGCGCCCGCTGCTTCATCGTCGATCATTTCGCTCAGCGCTTTAGCCGCTGCCATTGCGACCGCGCGCGGATTGACTGCTGCTTGGCTCGTCTCCTCATCCATGAGCGAGAGAGCGAAGATCGGCCACGACGTGACTTTACCTGGCTTACCTACGATGCCATGCGGACGCACCAGGTGCGTCGATGAATCGCTGGAAGCGCGCGCGACACCGCGAACGGCTGCGTCGTAAACAGCGCTCGCCTTCTCGTGTGCCTCGTCGAGCTTCACGCGGAACATGTGACCAGCATCGTTCACGCCTTTGTAGACCGCAGTCCCCAAACGCTTGACGCTCTTAGCCGCACGCTCTGCGAAACCGTGGTAATACAACGCAGGAATTTCGTCGCCGACGCTCAGCCCGATATCGGTTGATGCGTCGAAAACCTGTCCCTGCCGATCCGTGCCGAACGGGAGACCGAGCACTTCTAAGCTCATCCCCTCTGCCGCTTTTACAGCGCTCCTTTCGAACATATGTTCTAGCCTCCCCTTGCGCATTATAGCCTATTCGATTTCTCCAGGATTCGATCCGCGACCAGCTTGCCGATGTTCTGGTAGATGGCAGCGATGCGATCTTGCGCCTGCAACCACACGCTGAACACGAATCGATTCGGACGCATGCCTGCCACGCTCTTCTTGCGATACCATTGCCCGGTCGTCGGGTTCTGCAGAACCCGACGACCGGGC